CGTTAGATGGTCTTCGAGCGTCCAAGTAACAAAGCCAATCGCTTGCTGCTCTATGCCCGTGCCCCAGCTTGTCGATTTTTCAGTGTCGCCGATCATGTGAGGCGGGACGCCAAAGAACATGGCGATGTCAGATCGAGAAAATTTCCGGCTTTCTATCCATTGCGCATCTTCTGACGTCATTGCGACCTGCGCATAGTCCATACCCTCTTCAAGTATGAGACTCTTTCCTTCCCTCTCTCCGCCAGATCGAAACTCATCCAACCCTGCCCGCAACCGTGCAATCGAGGAATCGTCGAGCTTTTTCGGATGCTTGAGCACCCCGGACACCCGCGCTCCGTTCTTGAACGTGTTGGCGCCGTGATCCTCCATCGCCAGGGAAAGGCCTATTGTCTCCCGCGCATAGGTAATCGCAGAGACCCCATGAACGCCATCGAAGGTAAGTCCGACCAGATGAAACACCTCGTTCTGAGGCAGTTTAATCTTGTGTCCGTCCTTTCGGGTGTAGATGTATTCAAGCGACAGATCGTCGTTTTGCTTGCATTCCACCCGATCAGGGTTGAGGGGAATCAGCTGGTGAACCATCCCGCGCGACCTGACGATCATTGCATAAGCATTTCCGCGAAGCAGAAGATGCGCCTGCATCATTCGTCGGAAAACAGCAGGCTTTTGCCAACCATTCGGTTTGTGGCTGAATATCTTTGCGACAGGATTATCTGACGCCGATTCCCTCGTTCTCTCATCAACCTTGCGGATGACATCGATCGGCAATGTTGCCACCGCACCTGAGATTATACTGACGCAGCGATAGACTGCGGCAACACGCATGGCGCTGTTTGGAGTAACCACGGCTCCCGAAGCAGTGGAATTGCCAGTTCGCAAGGCCTCTTCCAGCTTTTGCGGCGTGTCGATGACGAAACCGCCACCAGCATCCTGGAACGCCGCGCGTGGCATCGAGACCGGAGACGAGCCGCCCCCGAAAATGCGCGTCCATAGGCTCATGAGTGTTCCTTACAGGACCAAAAGGTCACGCTCGCGATAGACGGATGAGCCTGCGGCTTCCGGGTTCTTCACCATCATCGTCACGGCATCGAACAGCGCCATCGCGGGATCTATCTTCGCATCACCGGCCGTCTGCTTGGTGGCGCGGATGGCCGTAGCCGTCGGCTCAATTTTCAGATTTGCGACGCACCACGTCATCAGCGAACCGCCAGAATGGCGAAGCATGCCGTTGGATAGCCGCCTCTCAGCAGTCTTGATCGCGTTCATGAGCGCGAAACCTTGCGGCACGCCGACCAGCAGCCCGTTGTCCTGCGTGATGTCGATTTCAGGTGACGCCAGCGCATCGACGAACTCACCAAGTCCTGCCGGGTCGACGGCCACCGACGAAAGCAGTCCCGACGCCTTCACGGTGGAGATGATGTCGATTATCGACGCCAGGTCCTCGAGCGCTGTGTCGACGATCGTCAGGTGCCCGGCCTTGTCGAAGTCCAGCAGAAGTGGCGCGATCTTCTTGCGCCGCTTGAGAACATCTCGGTGGCACCATGCATGCGACCAGGTCAACCACCGCTTCATCTTCGCGATGGCTTCCCGACCGTTGACGACGACCGGAACTTCGATCTCTTCGGGCTCCCTTCCGACAAGCGTCAGTCCGAACAGATCGTCCAGGCCGCCTCCGTCGACTCCGACAACAACAACCTCGCAGCGCTGTAGGAAACGGTCCAGAGCCGCGAAATGATCGAGAGCGATAAGTTCGGGATCGCCGGAACGCTCCCAATAGTTCGCTCCAGGCCACCGGTTGCCCCGTTGGCGCATGCCGATCTCGACGTTGAGATGCTTCGCCAAGAAGCTTTGATAGGTGTCGCCTTCCTCGTCTTCGCCGCTCTGGATCTTGAGCAGCTTGCGCTCCAGCCAATCCTTGCGAACGGACCGCCCCATGTTCGGGTTGGTGATGTACCAGGTATCCGGATCGAGATAGGCATCGCTCTCGATCATGTGGTCAGGAAATTCGTAAAGGACGCCAAGGCTGGTCGGATCGTCGATCTTGCCGTCGCGCACATCGCGGAAATAGTCGAGCTTTTCCTTGAATACTCCGGCAGGCGGCTCATCCGACTGGGTCGTGATGTAGATGACGAAACCTTCCGGGCGGGAAATCAGGCCACCGGTCGCTTCTTGCAGCATTGCTGCCGCATTGGCCTTCTTGCCGAACAGCCACAATTCTTCAATCAGGACGAACGCCGCTTTCTTGCCGGCGGCTGTGTTCGAATCGGCGCTGACGATCTTCAACACCGCCTTCGTCAACGTATGGGTGATTTCCTTCGTGTTCTTGTTGACGTGGAGAAGAACATCCAGTTCCGGATCTGCTGCGACCATCGCGGCGGCCGGGTTGAAGGAATTGCCAGCAACTTCCTGCGTCGGGGCGAGGATCATCAGCTCCTGATAGTGCCGCCAGTTGCGAATGAGCGCCGTCAGCATAATCCCGGCTGCCAACGTAGATTTGATGTTCTTCTTGCTGATCAGCAGGAAGAATTCCTCGATCAGACGCCGCGCACCGTCCTGATCGTATGAGCCGAAGACCGCGCCGACGAAATCGAAGACATACTGCTCGCAGGATTCACCGAATGTCGGATGACGGTGTCGGGCAAGCTTTCTGTCGTAGACCTGCGGGAGGTCGGTGATCTGGAGTGACTTGAAGACCTCGAGAGCCGCGTCCGCCTCGCTCGGAAACAACGGCTGGAACGGCACGAGGCTTTCGCGGTTGACGATCCGCTGTTCCCAATCTGGGCAAGCGGTGGTGAACCTTGCCATTCCGTCACTGTTCTCCGTCGACAGCTACGGGCTGCCCATTGCTGGCAACCAGGCGTGGAGCCGATGGGACCGCGTATTTCCCGCCGATCGCTTGGGCGCTTTCAAGCCGCCGGTCCTTCTTCGAGATGTAGCCACGCGCCGCAGGCTGGTTTGCGGCCTTGTCCTGAAGGTCGCGAGCGACGCGCTCGGCGCTGACGGTGTCGAGCATGCGCAGCGATGCCGAAAGAGCCGCAGCGTTGCCGGCCAAGCCCTGCTGTATCTGGGCGGTGCGCAGGCGCGATTTGAGCCGCGCCAACAACACTGCCCTGTTCTTGGTCAGGTGCAAATAATGTTTGCGCAAAGTCGGCACGGAAATGCCGACCGTCTTCGCAACTTCGCGGTTGGTCATTCCTGACGCCAACAACACCATGATATTTATGATGTTTTCTTCGGTCGGCTCATGCTCCGGACGCCCAGCCTTTCGTGGCCCGACGTCATAGGGATTACCGAACAGGTCAAAATCCGTGTCCATGAGAAAAAAATGTCCAGATGTGCCCCGTGCGGTTGGAAGCCCCATTGACCTCCGAAGATTTGACCGCCCCCCTACCTGCTCGACAGGCGGCGAGCTCGGGCGGCGACCGTCTTGCTGGTATGGTGCGATCCGCATAGGCATTGACCGTTGCGAGGATCGAGTGGTGCTCCGCCATCCCTGCGTTCAACGATGTGATCGGCGAACATACGATGCTGCGGTGCAGCCTTAGTGCAGCGGACACCATTCTCAACAGCTTCACAGCGATAGCCAGCGTTGCGCAGGACCTGCCTCCGCCAATCTCTGTGCGCTGCTGTCTGGAGTTCGGCATCCGCCATCTTTGGCGCAACCTTGACGGTGCGCGTATCGATGGTCCGGACAGCCGGTGCCAACGTTTTGATTTTGGTCATAGGATTCCATTGCGGAGAAGCTGACCGGCTCTTGCCTGCGCTTCACCTGGGGCCGATGGCGCTGCTCACCTGGAGTGCGACTCTGTCGGCTTGTCCTAGGTCGAGTCGGCTACTCCTATTTCGCCAACTGCGCAAGATCGAGGTCGACGGGCACGGAACGCCCGAAGATCATCACCTCGACCAGCGCCCTTCCGTCCCGCTTACCTTCGCCGACCTCGCTCACCACGCCGTCGTAAGAAGCGAACGGCCCGTCGATCACCTTCACCATCTGACCTGCGACAAACACTGTCCCGGCATTTGCCCGCACGTCCTTAAGCGTTGCCAGTTCGGCCTTGATTCTCAACATCATTTTCCCGGTGATGAAGAACGGCTTTCCTTCCACGCCAAGCACCGCCACCACGTGTTTGATGGAGGCAATACCTGCCCATGCCTCAGCCGCATCGACCGCCTTTACGAACATGTAGCCCGGCCAAGCGAGCGTCCAGACACCGTCGCCCTCGACACCACGACGACGACCGCCAGCCGGCTTGTCCGTCTTTCGCAGCGGCAACCAGTGTTCGATCAGCGCAGCCGACATCGACTTATCCACATCATTCTCGCGGTTCTTCGCCACGCGGACGATGGCCCATTCGCGGTGCGGCCCGTCCTGACCGGCTGCTGCAAGCAACGCCTGCTGGCGTCGGCTCACCTCCATCTGCCTGTCCGATTCGGCGTAGCACCGATCCAGATTGACCACTTCCGCCTCATTCAGCCGCTTCACGTCCGCCCGCATCATTCTGGTTTCCTCGTATTGCCGCCTCGAACGCATCCAACGCTTCCGGCCCGCCAGCCGGGAAATACACCACACGCTGATCACCGGGATCGGGCAGCCACGGCCAGCCCTTCGCCTCATGCAGCGCCCGCCAGCCAACGTAGATTTCGCTGCCCACTGGAACGGCTTCCATCATCGCGGCCAGATGCTCCAGCGCCGTCGCCACCGTCACGCCCTGCCGATTCGCGGCCCTGTCGTGCATGGCGTTGATCGTCGGCCATCCGGTCTTGGCGATCTTGGCCCGCATCAGCTCACCTTCGTCGGCCTTGCCGTCCGCTACCAACGAGCGTTCGAACGAGGTCAGTCCTGCCGGCGTCATCGTCGGCCCCCGCAACAGGCATTTCAGCCGCGCCGCCATCCACCACGGCCCGAACGGCTTGGCCTCGACATTCAGCGGCTTTTCCGGATCCTGCGCCGGCGGCAGGTTCTCCCATCGCTTGTCGGCGAGGTACGATCCGAAGGCAGGCACATGCTTGCGCCCCGATGTCCGATTGGCTTCCAGCCAGCGCGCCATTTCAGCGAAGGCT